TGTGCATGAGTTACTCAAGGAAATGGAGGAATAGATGTGGGAAAAAGAAAAATCACATGCGACAACGGTTCATGCAAACACCACACACGTGGAGGATGCGACACATGCATAAAAATTGACAGTTCGGGCAAGTGCAAGTCGTTTGAAAAAGGATTTGCATATTATTTCCACATCGTATGGGATGCACTGGGTAATAAAAATTTCATCGACATGGTAGAAATTCAAACGAATCCGGAGTTGAGAACAGGATTGTATTATGTAATGGACTGCTACAATTTGGGATTTAGCGAGATGGAGTGGGGAACATGCCGAATGATTATGTTAAAAGACGGAAAGAACGGAAAAGGGTTGAAATACGAGGAAATTATTGAAAGAGAACTGAATGAGGAAAAATTCAGAAAAAATTTTGAAAATTTCAATAACGGAATAATGCCACACATGCAATGCGAGAAAGACACTGCAGAACGGCAAGAGATAGAATCAAAGGAGTTCGGATGGCTGTCACCGACAGGAGTATTCACGGAAAGCCCATTCGGAACGCACGAAGAATCAGCAGAACGTATCTGCGAGGAAAAAGGATTCGTCGAGGAGTATTGGAACTGGGTAGAAGAAAACGGAGATAACGAAATCAACCATCTCATGAGAGATTTTCTGTCAGAGGTAAAAGGATATTGTTTGATACACAACCCGACGGGATGCGGAGGCTACATAGTGACAAATATGAGAAATCTGACAAAAAAACAGAAAGAATTTTTATACGGTTATTTCATGGATATGGGTGATAGGTTCAAAGCGGAACAATTCATTGAGTAAAGGAGGAAAAACACATGGGAAACATCGTGAAAACAGCACAGTGCAGGTTTTGCGGTCAGATGGTACAGATTGAGACTGACAAGGAACTGACACAGCCACAGGCAGAGGAACAGGCAACAATGACATGTAACTGTACCGAGGCGGTCGAGTATCAGAAAGAGAAACAGAGGAAAGAAAAGGCAATGATGAATGTGTCTGCCTTGTTTGGAGAGAACGCAGCACCGGACAAGAGATGCGGTGAGGGCATCGTGAACATCTTAAAGGCAGCAGTCGAGGAGATTTACACCGGAGGACTTGCGAAAGTCACATTGAACCTCCGAGGGGGGGGTCAAAGCATCAATTTCACAGAATGCAAAGGGTGAAATCAACGTCGAACGTACAGAGACAAAGAAACAGAAACTCACAGAGTAATAACAGGAGGTTGAACAGATGGCAGCAGGATTCAGCGTGAAAGACGCACTCAACAAGAACAGCAAAGCGGGGATTGATGAATCTCCGAGAGCGAGATTCCGGACAAAGGACATTTCAATTTTCAAAATGTACCGGAACGATATGAATTTTTACAGTGTAGAGCAGATTGAGGAACTGGCAGGAGACATCCTCATGTATGGGTTGAAACAGAACCTTGAACTTGTATATGCACCATGCGACAAGGGCGAATATAGAATCGTAGCAGGTGAAAGACGGTGGGAGGCTCTCAAGTACCTTGTGTCAAAGGGATATAAAGAATTTGAACTTGCAACCAGTAAATTGACAACGCCACAGGATAACGACGAGGAGCAGGTTGAAATCATAATTGCGAACGCATACCGTACAAAGACGACCTCCGACATGATTGAGGAGGAAACACGCCTCAAGGCATCTCTTGAACGCATGAAAGCAGCGGGAAAGAAAATCAAGGGATATGACCTGCAATCCGGACGATTGAGGGATGTGATTTCCTCAATGTTGCATGTGAGCAAAACAAAGATTGCACAAATTGAGGCAGTCAACAACAATCTGATTCCGGAATGGAAAGAGGAACTCAAGGGAGAACGCCTCACATTTTCCGCAGCTTATGAATTGAGCGGTATGACAGCAGACGAGCAGCGGGAGGCACTGGGGAAATTCACAGAGACCGGAGAACTCACACACAAAGATGTGAAAGACATGAAAGCAGAAAAGGCAGCAGGGCAGCAGGTGTCAGAATCCGACACAGAGACAGAAAACGGCATGAACCCGCCGGAAACGAGAGCGGGCGACGATTATGAGACACCGCATCCGGAGGGAATCACATCAATCTGTTATTCCTGCACCGAATATGAGACATGCAACGTCAAAACCGGAACATGTACCTCATGCGACCAGTACAAGAACCGTACAGAGGCATACAAGACCGACGAGCAGAGATATTCAGAGGAACAGGATGCAATCGACCGTGAGACAAAGAAAAAACTCCGTGAGATGGAGCAGGAGGAGAAGATGCAGAACCTCCCATCAGACACACAGGAGACCGGACAGAAAGTGCATCAGATACGCCTTGCAAAGTCTTATTTCGATGATGTGGCAAACGGAATCAAGACATTTGAACTCCGAAAGAATGACAGAGGATATAAAAAAGGCGACATCCTCGAAATGATGGAATTTGCAGACGGAAAGAATACCGGACGCATGGTCAGAGTGCTTGTGACATATATCCTTGAGGACTACACAGGAATTGAGGACGGATATTGCATCATGGCAACAAAACTCATGAAAGACGGTGAGGAACATGAGTTATAAACAGAGACACCCGTATTTGATGCAGATTGTATATATCATCAAATACAGATTGAAGAATTGGAGGAAATAAGTGAAAACAGTATATGTCAGAACAAAGACAAAAGACGAGGCAAGAAAGAGAGCGGGGTGGCTCTATATGATATTAAGGGATTGCACTCCGGTTATTGCAGATTTGCACACATCAAGAGCACAGGTTGTGACTGAATCAATGGTTATCAAGTATGTTCCGGAAAACTACACAATGGACGGAATACGATGCGACATTGCAATCGGGTTCGGACAATTAGGAAAAATCATCGCAAGAGAGAACATCAGCGATGATTTGATAGATGAAAAGGAACTTGCAAAATATATCGTTGACAATGAAACGATTTCAGAAAATGAAAATATCGAATGCAGGAGGTAAAAATCAATGAATGACATCAAAAGAGGCGAAATGTTCTATATCAGCAGAGGGGGGGCATCCTACAACGGGAGCGAACAGCACTCCGACCGTCCGGCGGTAGTTGTGAGCAATAACAAGAACAATGAGAACAGCAATGTTATTGAAATCGTATATATGACGACACAACCGAAAACAGACCTCCCGACACATGTGACAGTGAGGTCAACAGGGAGAATCAGCACGGTATTGTGTGAGCAGGTCTATTCAGTATCAACGGAGCGTGTAGGAACATACATCGGAGAGTGTACAGACAAGGAAATGGAGAACATCGACATTGCTCTCATGATTTCCTTGCAGCTTGACGGCAACATGAAAACCTCAAAGAAATACAATGAGACAATCAAAGAGCAGCAGGAGGAAATCGACAGTCTCAAGAAAGAAATTGAGATGTTGCAGCAGGAGCATGAGGACGCAATCGCAGAGATTGAACAGGATGCAGCAGTCTATGTTGAGGAAAACAAGAAGATTGCAAACACGGAAAAGACAGAGGACACAATCAGATTACAGACAGAAAGAGACACATACAAGACCATGTATGAACAGTTACTCAACAGATTAGTGAATGGAGGAGCAGCATGAACAAAAGCGAATTAAAAGCAATATTTATCAATGCAAAGGCAACAGATGCGAAATACATCGGCGTGAGCATTCAGACAGAGGGCAGCAGTCAACCGGAAATTATCATCAATCCGAATGCGAATTTTGATGCGAAATTTGACTATTACATGGAGGCATACGATGACGATTTGATTCTGATTGCAGCAAAGGGCAAAAAGGACATCAGAATCACGGCAGCAGGGCAAGGAAACCGTTTCGAGGATATTGAATGTCAGTTATTAGGAGAGCGGGGCAAGGGTTGGAAAGAACTCATTGCAGGAGCGATTGACAATGCGTATGAGAAAATGATTGCAAGCACACCTCCAACGACAGAGGAGGAACAGACCCATTGCGAAATGATAAAAGAGGCAGTCAAGGGAATGTTCATCAATGAGAGCAGGACGGCAGCAGAGGCAGAGTTCATCAAGACACACATTGTCGACTATGAGAAAATATTCGATGTGTGCATGAATGGTGATGACCTTGAGTTCAAAAAAGGACTTGTCAGATTGCAGAAAATGCAAAATGAATATGTTATGCAGCGGGAAAATGACTGATAGAGAAAAAGAGGCGTTCATCGGCGGGATAGAATTTGCGAGAGACTGGAATCTCGACATCCCGCCGGATGATTTGCGTTTATACGAGAGATTGATTCAAGAAAGGACAAAAAAAGAGAATGAACAAAGTCATATTGATGGGTAGGCTCACAAGAGACCCGAATGTAAGATATACACAGCAGAACGGTTCACAGGAATCCATGTGTGTGGCACGTTATACACTGGCAGTCGACCGGAGAGGTGCAAGAGACGGGCAACAGTCGGCAGATTTTATCTCATGCGTGGCATTTGGGAAAAACGGCGAGTTTGCCGAAAAATATCTGAAACAGGGAACAAAAATTGTTGTTACTGGCAGGATTCAGACAGGCTCATATACCAACAGAGACGGGCAAAAGGTATATACGACGGATATTGTGACTGAGGAACAGGAATTTGCAGAAAGTAAGAAAGCAGCAGGAGGACAGGCAGAAAACGCCGGATATACAGACACAGGAGACGGATTCATGAGTATTCCGGACGGCATCGACGGCGATTTGCCTTTTATGTAAGCGAAAAGGAGGGTTGTGATAATATGGGAATCTTAAAAGGCATAATTGACAGATTTCGGGCGATGGGAAAGACAGAAAATGAGATTTCGAGCATCGTTGAGGCAGCAGCGGACAAGGCGACAGTGAATCCGGATGTTGCAAAGAATGAAAATCCACAAAAACCGGAAATCAAGATTGAAACAACAGCAGAGGCGTTCGTTGAGGCAGTTTTACAAATGGGAACGACTTTGCAACAGGCAAAAACGGCAATTTTGAAAATGAGCAGTTTGAGAGATGCGGAAAACCGCAAAAACACGAATAACTGGCGTAAAATGCACGGTCTGCCTATGAGAAGAAAACAGAAAGCGAGGAAAAAGCATGAAAGAGGAAAAGGAGCAGACGGTCATTGAAAAAACCTTGCTATATCTTGAGAATTATCGTGAAATGGAACGATATATCAATGAGGCGGTATCAGAGACCTCTCAAGTGCCGGATATAGGCAAATACAACATATCAGCAGAAAAGGCGTTCCTGCAATCGGTCAGAGAGTGCCGTGCAGAGACGGTCATTCTGTTTGAACACTTGAAAAAGGCTCTTGCATCGCTCAAGGAAGATGCAGAGGCAGCAGGTGAGGGGTACAAATACGACGCTCTCGAGGCGGTCTATATAAAGGGCATGTCATACGAGGATATAGTGAGGGAGACAGGATGCGGACGCAACTCACCGAAAAAGTGGTGCAGGGTGATGATTCAGCGGTTGTCAATCAAGTTATTCGGTGCAAAAGCGATTGAAAATGATAAAAACGGAGTGAAAACAGGGTGAAATGAGGGTGAAAACAGGGGTAAAAAGTGGGTGAACAAAAGACAAAATAAACGTGATAATATGTTAGCGTGAACAGTTGAGACGAGCGATTGCAGATATGCAGTCGCTTTTTTCTTGCCTGTTTGCCCTCCTGTTATATGCGGGTGGGATATACACAGTCATGTGCATAACTGCCCGCCTCTTGTGGATAACACAGCAGGAGAACACAGCAAGAGAGGAGAACACAGATGCTATTGAAATCATGCAGGTGTGGGAAGTTGATTCCGCAGTCAATGAAGATGTGCGAGGAATGTGAGCAACGGCAGCAGTCGAGACACATGATATATAACAACACACGGCGAGACGAGAGAGCAGCAGAGTTCTATGTATCAAAGGAATGGCGGGCAATGCGAGAGCGTATCATTGAGGTCTATGACAACGTAGATATATACGCATTATATGTCGAGCATGAGTTGCTCACATGCAATCCGGTTCACCATATCATTGAACTTGAGGACGACTGGGAACAGCGTTTGAATCCGTTCAACCTCATACCTCTCAACCATAAGACACACAACACAATCACTGCTTTATATAAGCAGAGCAAAGCAAGTATGAGAGCAACACAAAAACAGTTGAGGTCACTGATTGAGTACCACTTTCGAGAGGCAGGGGGATATAAAAAAGTTTTGTGCGATTCGTTTTTAGTCGCACCCCCTCTTTTCCTTGGAGAAAACTCCCCACGGGAATTTCAGTAGAAAGGTATATCCGAAAGAGGTGTCAGAATGTGACACAAAATACTGAAATGCTGACGGAAAGGAGGTTTGTTGCATCATGGCAGGACAGAGACAACCCACAGATTTGGTTGTAATGAACGGGCGAAAACACCTCACAAAAGCAGAAATTGAGGCACGGAAAAACGCCGAGGTCACAGCACCATGCGACAAAGTGAGACCTCCGTCATATTTGACACCGGAACAAAAGAAACAATTCCGGAAGATTGCGAAAGAATTACTCGAAATCAAACTGATTTCAAACCTTGATTGCGATGCATTGGCAAGGCTGCTCATTGCACAAACGCAGTACATCGAAATCACGGAACAAATCAGAGAAACTCCATTGATGGAGGATGTTCCAGTCTATGAGACGAGGGAAAATCCGGACACAGGCGAAAAAGAACGTGTGCAGGTCGGTACAAGACAGGTCGTGAACGGAGAAAGAGAACGTCTCATGATAATTCAAGACCGCTGCATGAAACAGTGTAGGCAAGGAGCATCAGATTTCGGACTGACAGTTTCCTCCCGCTGCCGTTTGGTCGTACCGAAACCACAACAGCAAAAGCCGGAGAACAAATTTGCGAAATATGCAAATTAAGGCATGGCAAAAGCAGGAGAAACACAAGACCGCTGCACACAATACGCCCTTGACGTTGTATCGGGCAAGATAACAGCCGGAGAATATGTCCGTCTTGCATGTCAGAGGCATCTTGACGACATCGAAAAATCGAAAGCAGCACCATACAAATACTATTTCGACGTTGAAAAGTCGGAGGAAATCATCAATTTCGCAGAGGAATTGACTATTGCAGAGGGTGAGGAAAATGAGCATGTGACGGCATATCCGTTCCAGTGTTTCATTTTAGGGTCACTCAATGGATGGAGAACAAAGGAAAAGTCATACAGACGATTCAGAACATCTTATGTGCAATTAGGACGACAGAACGGAAAATCGTTCATCAATGGTATTTTGGCGTGTTATTACGGCAATTTCGACGGGTACAAGTACGGAAAAATATTTTGTACGGCGACAAAGCAAGACCAAGCGAACATTGTTTTTGACGAGGTCGCAAAATTTATCAATTCCGACGAGGATTTGTCAGAGTGGTTCAAGGTTCACGACCACAACCACACGATTGACTGTCTGCTGACGCATTCGGAAATCAAAGCATTGTCCGGAGATACAAAGTCACTCGACGGACACCGTGCATATTTGGGAATCGTCGACGAGTACCACGCCCACAAAACAAACCAGATGTACAAACTGCTTGAGGGTGGTATCAAGAAACTCAAGTCGGCGTTGATTTCGGTCATTACAACAGCAGGATTCGACCTCAAGTCGCCGTGCTACAAGTTATATGAGTATTGCTGCAATCTACTCAAGGGCGTTTTCGAGAATGACAGTCAATTTGTGTATATCGCACAGATGGACGAACACGACGACAGGTACACACCGGAAAACTGGATAAAAGCAAACCCGATTCTTGAATTTGACAGGGATGCACTTGAAAATCTGATACCGATTGCACACACTGCCCGTGACATGGGCGGTGAGGACTTGAGAGATTTCCTTGTCAAGCAGCTCAACATGTGGATGCAGTGGTCAAATTCATTGTACATCAAGGATATTGCATCATGGAAAGCGTGTGCCGTTCTGAAATCACTCAAGGATTTCAGAGGGTCAAAATGCTATGTCGGAGTTGATTTGTCATCCGGAGGAGATTTGACCTCAATCGCAATCGTGATTCCGTTTATGGTGGAGGACACGAAAAAATATTTTGTTCACACACATTCGTTCATCCCATCCTCAAGAGTGGATGAACACATCAAGACCGACAAAGTACCGTATGACGTATGGATTGAAAAAGGTCTTGTGACGGTAACGGAAACACTAGGAGGAATCAAGACAGATTATAAATACATCATAAAATATCTTGAGGATTTAGTGAGAGAATACAACCTCAAACCGCAGTTGATTTGTTACGACCCGCACAATGCATCGGCGTTCCTGTCAGACCTTGAGGCGATGGGATTCGATTCAATCTCTGTCACACAGACAGCAAAAGAGTTGAACGATGCGACAGTTGACTTCAGACTTGAGATTCTTGCGGGCAATGTGGAAATCGAGGGAATGGAAGTCGGCAAAGAGGGAAACAAGATAGTTGTTCCAGTTGACAGCCTACTTGTTTGGTCGATTGCAAACGCAAAGACCATCTCGAACAACTACGGTGAAATAAAGATTGACAAAGACATCACGACAGAACGAATCGACCCGATTGACGCTATCATCGACGCATGGAAACACGCAATGAAAGAGGAGTACCGACCGGATGTGAACGAAACTGTCAATGAATGGCTTGAGCAATTTGAAAAATACATGAAGAAAGGCGGTGAGAAATAAATGAATCCGTTTCAAAGACTAGGAGCAAAAATTTCAAATTGGTGGAAAGGCGAACCACAGGACAGCGGGGGCAAAACGACATTGAACTCACCGTCATTCCTTGAGCGGATAGGACTGAAAAGAAAAGGAAAACCGACATCGGAGGTCACATATTTCACATGTCTCAAGATGCTGTCGGAAACCCTTGCAAAAATGCCTATCAAATATTATCAGAAAACGGACAAGGGAATCATTGAGGCAGAGGCGACAGATACATCAAAACTGCTCTCAAAAAGACCGAATCCGTTCATGACACCAACAACATTTTGGAACACGGTTGAAATCAACCGTAACCACTACGGAAACGCATATGTGTACATGAGAAAGAAGTTTGACCGAAAGAAATTCGGCGGTGAAATCAAAACCGTTGATTTGTGGGTCATGCAGTCAAATTGTGTGCAGATAGTCGTTGACGATGCAGGGATATTCGCAGGAGTGGGGCGTTTGTGGTACGTCTACACAGACCCGACATCCGGTCGTCAATATGTGTTCAGTACAGACGAGGTGATGCATTTCAAGACATCTTTCAGTTTTGACGGAATCACAGGACTACCAGTGCAGCAGATATTAAGAGACACGGTTGCAGGTGCATCCGAATCACAGGCGTTTATGAATAATCTGTACGAGAGCGGTCTGACGGCAAAGGCAACTCTTGAATATACCGGAGAATTGAACGAAAAGGCAAAATCAGCACTTGTCAAGTCGTTTGAGGAGTTCGGCAGCGGAGCAAAGAACACAGGAAAAATCCTGCCTGTTCCGTTAGGAATGAAACTCACGCCCCTTGACATCAAACTGACTGATTCGCAGTTCTTTGAACTGAAAAAATATAATGCCCTGCAAATCGCCGGAGCGTTCGGAGTGAAACCGAATCAAATCAACGACTATTCAAAGTCGTCATATAGTAACAGCGAAATGCAGCAGTTATCGTTCTACGTTGACACAGAACTGTTCATCATCAAGCAGTACGAGGAGGAAATCAATTTCAAAATGCTGCCGGATGAAGATGCAGACGACGGATATTATTACAAATTCAACGAAAAAGTATTATTCCGAACCGATTCAAAAACACAGATGGAATATTTGAGAAACGGTGTCGGTGGAATGATTATCAAACCGAATGAGGCAAGACGTAAACTCGACATGGAAGATGCGGAGGGAGGCGATGTCCTACTTGCAAACGGTAGCATCGTACCGTTGACGATGGCGGGTGCAGCATATTTGAAAGGCGAATCCGAACAGGAGAACGCCGATGAACCGGAACAGCCGGAGGAAGAAACAGAGCCGGACACAGAGCAGCCGGACACAGCAACAGAACCGGACGAAACCGACGAGGCAGAGGACGAGGATGAACAGGAGGGAGGTGAATAATCATGCCAAAAAAGAGACGTTTTGATTTTACAAAGAAGAATAAACGCAGCGGGAAAGTTGAAAATGTCGGATATTTGGATTTAGAGCAGGACGAGGAGCAGAGCAGATGTTCCTTGTATTTCTACGGTGACATTGTATCAGCAACATGGGAATCCATGTGGTACGAGGAGGACAGATGCCCGCAGGACATCGCAGATTTCCTCAACCAGTTAGATGGATATGAGGACATTGACATCTATTTCAATTCCGGCGGTGGAGATGTATTTGCAGGACTGGCAATTTACAACCAGTTAAAGCGATATGACGGACACAAAGTCGGATATGTTGACGGAATGGCTGCATCCATTGCATCAGTCATCATGTTTGCATGTGACGAACTGCATTTCGCAACAGGTGCTCAAGCGATGATTCACAAACCGTTATGCATGGCATACGGAAACGCAGACGATTTCAAGGCGGTAATAAAACAGTTGAATCTCTGCGAGGATTCAATTCTTGATGTCTACATGGAACATGTGCAGGAGGGTGTCACAAGAGACAAAATTCAATCCCTCATGAGCAATGAGACATGGTTCGACAGTAAGAAGATGCAGCAGTATTTCAATGTTGAAATCGAGGAAAAGGCAGCAGTTGCAGCATGTGCATCCGACTTTTTCGAGAAATACAACAATATTCCGGAGACACTCAAGGGAATCGGCACAAAGGACATCGTCGATGCAGTGATTGCAGAACTTGAAAACCGGAACAGTGCAGCAGCAGAGGCAGAAAAACAGAGAATCGAGGCAGAAAAGCAGGAGATTCTCAAAGATTTATACCTTTACGGTATGTAAGAAAGCGAGGAAAAAACATGAATAAGGAATTACAGAAGTTACTCAAGCAGATTAACGACAAGAAAAATGAGGTCAAGAGCCTTGTGAACGACGGAAAACTCGACAAGGCAAAGGCAGCAAAAGAGGAACTCAAGGAGTTACAGAACAGATTTGACCTCCTCTATGATTTGGACGAGGAGGAGCAGGATGACATCGAGGACAAAGTCAACAACGGAACTGCAAAGCAGGTCGGCGGGGATGTCAAGCCGGACAAAAAGAACATCGTGAAATCATTTGTCAACATTGTCAAAGCCGGATTCCTGCACAAAGAGGCAGACGAGGCAGACATCAAGGTGTACAAGGATGCACTCACATCTGACACAACCGCAGGAAGTGAGGGAGAGGTCGGAATCGGTGTGACAATTCCGGAGGACATCAGAACAGACATCATCGAGTTGCGTCGTTCATCCGACAACCTTGAACAGTATGTCAATGTCGAGGGCGTAACAACCAAGACAGGAACACGAAACATTGAGGTTGATGCAGAATCAACACCATTTGACAATGTTGACGAGGCTGCGGATTTTCCGGAGATGGACGAACCGGAATTTTTACCGATTGAGTACAAGGTAAAGAAAAAGGGTGGAATCCTCAAGATGACAGCAGAGTTACTTGAGGACACAGCATCCAACATCATGGCATACATCAACAAATGGATTGCCAAGAAAACAAAGGCAACCCGTAACGCAATGATTCTCAAGGTACTCAATGAGATGACAAAAGGGAAAGAGGTCACAGTCGAGAACCTTGACAGCCTCAAGGACATTTTCAATGAGCAGTTAGACCCTGCAATCGCTGACAATGCAGTTGTTATCACAAATCAGAGCGGTTTCAACTACCTTGACAAGTTAAAGGATAAAGACGGCAACTATATTTTACAGAAAGACCCGACACAGCAGACAAAGGGAAAGATGCTTTTCGGTGAATATCCTATCATCAAATTATCAAAGAAAACTCTTGCATCCGAGAAGATTATGAACACCGATGGTCACACAATCGACGGGTACAAGCATCCTATTTTCTGCGGTGATTTAAAAGAGGCAGTCACACTCTTTGACAGAAACGTCCTCACAATCGACCTTAATGACAAAGGTGCGGGTTTATGGGATAAGGACATGACCGGAATCAAGGTGCGTGACCGTTTCGATGTGCAGCCTGTTGACAAGGGAGCAGTCATCAAGGGTCAGATTACAGAAGTTATCAACGGGTAATATGGCAGCAGGGCGGTGAATCCGTCCTGCTATTGAAAGCAGGTGAGAACATGACGGATGAAGAAAAAGAGAAGTACAGAGGCGGTCTGATTGCTACATGCAAGACATATTGTCACATCGACTATGATGACGACATCGAAATCCTTGAATTGATGCTTGACACGACACTGGATGAAATGACGGAACTGATTCCGAATTTCGACCGGAACAACCTCACAAGCCGTCAAAAACTGCTTGCATTTATGTCCGTGAAAGAACTGTACGACAACCGTGACAAGTACCGGAGCGACACGAAAACGCTATCCGCTGCCGTTTCCTCCATGCTATTGAAAGAAATATACGGAGGTGCAGCAGAATGACAGGCAGAATCAAGATAATTCGCAAGACAACAAGTGTTGTTGACGGTAGACGACAGCAGGAGGAAAAGGAGTTTTTCTCATGTTGGTGTGATGTCAAGAGTTTGGGAACAAATGAAAAATACAATGCGTTGCAGATAGGTCTTGAGAACACAATCATGTTTGAAACGAGAGCCTGCGACAAGATGGAGGAAATCAGATTGAATCTGAAAGAGTTCTACGCAGTATATAAAGGCGTTGAGTTCAAGATATATGATGCATGTCCGATGTTCACAGACGACAGGAAATATCAGTTGAAATGTAGAGCGGGAGCATAGTGTCATAATCTGACACCGGAGGTGATGCAGTGAAAATCGAAATGGAATTTCAAGGCTTGAAAGAACTCATGAAAGCATTTGAGGACGCAGCAAGCGACGAGGACATAAAAGAGGTCAATCAAAAGATTGTAAAGCAAAGCGAACCAGTTGTGAAAAACATCATGTCCGGCAAAATTCCGAAATCGGCAGACATCAAATTATCCGGTAGAGGTTTCGGTTCAAAGTCATCCGTGACATCACATGCAGCGGACAGCATACCGATGGGAGCAGTCAAAATGAAAGACACAGGAGCAACAGCAGATGTCGGATGGGAAAAGTCGGACAATAGCGAACACTTTTATGTGAAATTCATAAACTGGGGAACTATCTATCAACCGCCTCAAGAATTTATTTACGCAACAGGGCGTGAGGCAGATGCGGAACTGCAAAAAATCGCAGAACAGGAATATCAATCCTATTTAGACAACACATTGAAATGAGGTGAGAGCATGAGCAGCAGTCCGGACATCATCAAAGATGCATCCGACGCATTGAGACCTATATCAGACAGAGGAATCACTGTGATGCAAGGGTGGTATGACAAAGACATCCATGACAGACATGTGACATTGTGGGATTTGGGAGAAAATGACGAGAATTTTTCGGACGACAATGCAGAGGGAGTGACGTTGTCATTGCAGGTCACTATATTTTCGGAAAATGACGAGGTTGAACTGGCAAGGGAAATCAAGTCACTCATGAAAGAAAATAATTTTTCGTTTGATGGCAGGAACGGAGACGATTCCAAGCCGGAGGACGGAATCTATATGAAAGCACAAAGGTTTTCAAAGTTTTATGAAATGGAGGAATAGACATGAGCGAAACAGTAACACAGGTTAGTGAGACAGAACAGAAGATTGTTAGAAGTAGAACTTGCGGTTGTAGAGATTTCTACATCGCAAAACTCACACAGAACGATGCGAAAGCATACGTTGCAGAAACTCCGGTCAAACTGGCAAGAGCAATCAAAGCAAAGGTTGACGAAAAGTGGAGTTCTGAAAAGATTTACTCTGACGATGGAACAGAGGAAGTCATCAATTCCTATGAGGGAACAGAAATCGAACTTGAGGTCAATGCACTTGCACCACAGGACAGACAGATTCTTTTCGGTCAGTTATACGAGAACGGTTTTCTTGTAAAGACTGCGGATGACAAAGCACCGGAGGTCGCTGTCGGATGGAGAGAAAGAAAACTCAACGGAAAGTATGATTTCAAATGGTTATACGCCGGAAAGTTTGCAGAGGGCATCAGTGAGGAGGCGAGCACAAAAGAGGGCAAATTGTCTCCGACAACAAAGAGCATCAAGGGTTCATTCTATGAGAGAAGTCTTGACAATGCGTATGAGATTTCGGTCGACGAATCAAACCTCGTTTCCGGAGACACAAAGGCAGCAGAGGCAATCAAGGCATGGTTCAGCAAAGTGCAGGAGAAAAACGGCGGTTTAGGCTAATAAGAGGGCATATAACAGGAGGATAAATCATGAAAAGAAAAATTATAGTCAATAACAAAGAGTTTACAATGCCGAAAATGTCAATCGACACATACACGGAATATCTCGAACTTGCAGAGGTTATCGACGCAAAACAGAGATATTCAAAGCAGGACATTGAGGGGATGGGTCTTTTTATCTGCAAAGCATACGGAGACCAGTTCACCGTTGAGGAATTAAAGAATCCGGAGACCGGACTTGATGCAGCAGGTTTGATTCTTGAGTTCCAGTTCATCGACATGGGAATTGCAGACGAACTCACCAAGAGAATGGAGAACATCGAGAAAAATTTTCAGAGTGGCAAGTGATACCGGAAATCGAGGTCACTTGCAGAGGTGAGAGACTTTTTATCAATTCCGTAACGGTAGAACAGTATAAAAAATACATCAGTCTCATGGAAAAGAATGACACGGAGAAATTCTCCGGAGTGATGTTTTTCAACAAAAAGATAATGCAGGAGATGTTCGGGAATGAATTGTCGCTTGCAGCAGTTGGGGAGATTGATGTAGTTGAATTTCTGACGGCAATCAAGACGGTTCATTTCATCATGCAGAACATTGTTGCAGAGAAGATGTTGAGCATTGTCGAGGTTGAACAGGTAGAAAAAGAGGCATCCGCATTCGATGACTATGACCGTGAAAACGGATATGAGGACGAGGATGAACAACCGGAGGAAAATCAATGGAAAGTCTGCGGGGAAATTGTTGACCGTGTTGTGAAAATTGCGATTCGGCTATTGAAAAACTCATACAGTCAATGCATGAAAGAGAACATTGTCACGTTGTTGGACTACTTAAAATTTGAATTAGATACAATCAACGAAAATCAGTAAGAGAGGAGGCGACCGAATGGCTTATACAAGCGTCAAAATATCGGCAGATTCGAGCAGTTATCAATCACAAATGAAATCGGCAGCATCGCAGATGAAAGTCTTGTCTGCGGAATATACGACGGCAGCGACGAAAGCAAAGTTGTTCGGGTCAGAAACAGACAGCCTCAAGGCAAAAGCCGAATCGCTCACTCAAAAAATCACGGTGCAAAAGAACATCGTGCAGTTGAACAGTGAGCAGCAGGAGAAGTTGACAAAGAAACTGTCAGACCAAAAGACAAAGCAGGAGGAACTCAAAACAAAGATTGATGCTGCGAAAGAGGCTTATGAGAAATCAACGGCAGAGACCGGAAAGAACTCCGAGCAGTCAAAAGCACTCAAGGATGAACTCAACAAGTTAGAGAAAGAGTTCACCGCAAATGAGACAGCAATCGGAAAGACAGAGACCGCACTTGCAAATCAGACGGTAAAGACGGAAAAGTCAAAGACTGCCCTCATGAACATGGAGGCAGAACTGAAAAATGTTAATGACCAGTTAAAAGATAATAAACTTGAAAAATTTGCGACCGCTTGCGATACAGCGGGAACAAAGATGGAAAGTTTCGGAAAGAAAATGTCAGTTGTCTCTGCCGGAATTGCGGGTATTGGTGCAGCATCAATCAAAGCATTCACGGAACTCGACGAGGGTTATGACACCATAGTGACAAAGACCGGAGCAACCGGAGAGGCACTTGAGGGATTGACAAAGTCTGCGGATAATGTTTTCGGAACAATGCCGGAGGATATGTCAACGGTAGGAGAGGCAATCGGAGAAGTCAACACAAGATTCCATACAACCGGAACGGAACTTGAAAAGACCTCTAAACAGTTCATACAGTTTGCAACAATCAACGGAACAAACGTCACACAGTCAGTTGACCAGGTTGACAAAATCATGAAAGCGTGGAACGTCGATGCATCACAGACGGGAAATCTATTAGGATTGCTCACGGCAAAGGCACAGGAAACCGGAATCTCTGTTGATACATTAGAGGGATATGTCCTCGACAACAACGCACAATTCAAAGAAATGGGATTGTCATTGCCTCAAGCAATCAATTTGATGGCTCAATTCGACGCAAACGGTGTTGATTCAACTCAAGCAATGGCGGGTCTAAAAAAAGCATTGCAGAACGCCACATCAGAGGGAAAATCAATGGACGAGGCGTTGTCAGATACTATCGGCAGCATCAAGAACGCAAAGACAGAGACCGAGGCGATGCAGATTGCAACGGAATTGTTTGGAAAAAAAGGTGCTGCGGAAATGACAAAGGCAATTCGTGAGAACAGAATTGACCTCACCAGTCTTTCGTCATCAATGGAGGAATACGGTTCAACAGTCGAGGACACATACAACGGAACACTCGACCCGATTGACAATGCAAAGGTTGCGATGAACAACGCAAAACTGGCGTTGTCGACACTGGCATCCACAGCACAGACATCCGCAGCACCTATGATTGAAAAATTGACCGGAAAGATTCAAGAGTTGACACAATGGTTCACGTCGCTCTCTCCGGCACAGCAAGAAACAGTTCTCAAAGTTGGTCTTGTGGTCGCTGCTATCGGTCCGTTGTCAATCGGATTCGGAAAAGTGGCAAAGGGAATCTCTGACACGGTAACGACCGGACAGAAATTTGTGTCCGGAGCTGCAAAGATAATCGCAAAGATTACGGCAAAGACAGCAGCCACGGCAGCAGGAACGGCAGCAGATACGGCAGGAACGGCAGCCACGGCAGCACATACGGCAGCCACAACAGCAGCCACGGCAACAACCGGAGGAATGACAGTGGCACAAACGGCACTCAATGCAGTTATGAACTTGTGTCCGATTATTTTGATTGTGACACTGATTGCCGGACTGATTGCAGCAGGTGTCGCCCTATATAAAAACTGGGATAAGGTCAAAGAAAAACTGTCCGAATTGTGGGGCAACATCAAAGAAAAATTCAATGCAATCAAAGAGACCATCACGGGAGCATTCACGAAAGCAAAAGAGGCGGTCACGAATAAGGTCAAGGAAATCGGTGACAACATAAAAAATAGCACAATAGGACAAGCTGCATCGAAAGTATTCAACGGCGTAAAGGACACGGTTCACAATGTCATGTCGGCAGCGACCGAAACGGCAAAGGAAAAACTGGGGAACATGAAAACCGCCTATGAAGAAAACGGAGGCGGTATCAAGGGCGTTGTTGCTGCCGGATGGGAGGGAATCAAAGGATATTATTCAGCAGGATTCACATTCGTTGATAATTTATCCGGAGGGAAACTCTCTGAAATCAAATCAAAATTCTCTGAAAAGACATCGGAAATCAAAACAAAGGTTTCCGAGGGTTGGGAGAACATGAAAACCACCGTCACCACAAAAATGACGGAATGGAAAACCAACGCATCAAACAAACTGAATGAAATAAAGACGAATTTCTCAACAAAGGTTTCAGACATCAAGTCAAATGTTTCAACAGGTTGGGAGAACATGAAAACCACCGTCACCACAAAAATGACGGAATGGAAAAATAATGCATCGAATAAATTGACGGAAATCAAATCCGGATTTTCCTCAAAGGTTTCGGAGATAAAAACGAAATGGTCGACGGATTTCACGAACATAAAGGACAAGGCAACCTCACTCATGGAGACAGCAAAGTCCAATGTTTCAACGAAACTCAATAATATGAAATCCGCATACAGTGAAAAAGGCGGGGGAATCAAGGGAATCGTGTCTGCTACGTTCACAGGCGTAAAGGACACAATGAACTCTCTCATGAGTACGGCGAACACTCTGACAGGCGGGAAACTTGACAGCATCAAATCGGCGTTCTCAAGCAAATTAGCGAGTGCAAAATCGACCGCATCGTCTGCGATGGAGAATATCAAATCATCATTCTCCTCAAAGATGGAATCCGCACACGGAGCGGTGACAGGTGCATTGTCAAGAATCAAATCGGCGTTCAATTTCAAATGGTCATTGCCACATTTGAACTTGCCACACATCAGCGTGTCCGGAGGCGTTGCACCGTTCGGAATTGGAGGAAAAGGTTCACTCCCGTCATTCTCGATTCAGTGGTACAAATCCGGTGGTATTATGACAAATCCGACCGTGTTCGGAATCAACGGCAACAGCCTCATGGTAGGAGGCGAGGCGGGTGACGAGGCAATCTTGCCACTTGCAGAGTTTTACAACAAATTAAACAGCATACTTGACAAGAAACTTGATGCAGTTCAGAAATCGCAAGTTGTATATGTGACAAATCACACATACATTGACGGCGACGAAATCGCAAGCAGAACCGTGTCAAAGGTAGATGCGGAAATGGTAACAAATAAACGAAAAGGGAGGTAAAACAGGGCGATGAAAATAAACGGAATAGACATCAGAAAATATGATGCAAAGCAGTTGACCGCCGATGTGCAGCCTCCCTCTTTTGCTAATTCATACGAATGGTTGACGGGTGCAGCACTGCCGACGGAATTTGAGACAGAGGTTCAGATGGGTCATTTGAAACTGTCAATCTATTTCAAGGGCAAGGACAGGAACAACATCATCCGTGCTGCATCGGAGTTCATGAGTAATTTCACAAAGGCTTGCAAGATGGAACTTGACGGCTACAAAGGAACATATATCGGATTCATCACATCAAATGACTATAAAAAAAAGAATGTGAAACAGAGGTACGTTGTAAACCTTGAATTTGACGGTTTTTTTGTCGATGACGACCTCTCAATCACATTCGACGGGAAAACCTCTGCATCGTTCTATAAAGTGGGTACAAGAGACGCTCCGTGCATTGTAGAGGTATATGCAAAAAGCACATTGACGAATTACACAATCGCAGGACTGGGAGACGACGACATCATCATTGAGAGTTTAGCAGCAGGAAAGACGGTTGTGATAGACGCAAAGACCGGACTTGTGACAATCGACGGGGCAAATGCATTCGACAAGGTGAATATGTGGACGTTTCCGGTATTAAAGACCGGAGAAACAGCACTCACATTCTCCAACACAAAGGCGAGAGTGACTATCAGATACACGCCTATGTGGATTTAGGAGGTGAGAACATTGCAGATTTTTAATGACAAAAAGAAAAGAATCGGAACATTGTCCGGGTTCAAGAGCAGGGAAATCACCACGACACTGGATTCCGGAGACAAAGAGTTGTCGTTCAGTTATCCGGCAGCGGGAGCGTTGGTTGACTTGCTAAAAGAAGAATACTATATACGTACCAAAACGGACGAATTTGTTATCAAAGCAGTCGAAAAGGGTGAACAGTTCAACAAATACACAGCCGTCCTCAATGTGGAGGAATTGGAGGGAACGCCGTTCCCGTATGGCTTTGAATCGAATGAACAAACAATCAAAGCGTGTCTTGAGTTTGCGTTCGAGGGTACGGGATGGCATGTCGGAACATGCACGGTAAAAAAGAAAAGAACTATTGACGAGCAGGAGAGCGTCACGGCATGGGATGTCCTGCAAAAGTGCCTCACAACATACCGCTGCGAGTGTATCATTCATTCACTGACAAAGACAATCGACATATATGACCGGATAGGCAGCGACAAAGGGTGCTATTTCATGGAGGGATTGAACCTCCGGAAAATATCATTGAAATCGGACACATACGATTTTTACACAAGAATCTATCCGATAGGCAAGGACGGCATCACACCGGAGTGGCTGACCGGAAAAGATTACATCGACAATTTTCAGTATAGTTCCAAAATCAAGGCGTATGTTTGGAAAGACGAAAGATATACCAATACCACAAGTCTGATTGAGGATGCGACAGCAAAGATTGAGGAAATGTCAAGACCATACAAGGCATACACCGCAGAGGTGGTTGACCTTGCGAAAGCATCAGAGGAATACAAAGACATTCTCTCATACGGAATCGGAGATACAGTCACGCTTGTGTCAAAGAAAACGAGGACGAGGGAAAAGCAGAGGATTGTCAAAATCACAGAATATCCGGAATCACCGGAAAAGAACACGGTTGAGATTTCCAATGCGAGAAAGACATTCGCAGAGATTCAGAAAGAGGAGACGGCAGCAGCCACAGAGGAGGCGGTCTCCATCTCCAACAGGGCGACAAAGAAAGTCCTTGAGAATTATTCGACTACGGAGGAAATAGAAACCAAAATCACGGCATCGAAAGAGGCAGTCGAGGCAGGTGTTGCCTACACTCTGAAAAATTATTATACATCCGTGCAGATGGATTCCTTGATAAAAGCCACGAAAGAGGAGATTTCTCAAGAGGTAAAGCATGTTGAGGAAAACTCAATGCACAACTATGTTGTGAATGGAGATTTTTCAAACGGACTTGATGATAATTGGTACAACAGCAATGAGACGAACAATGCCGTGATGGATGTGTCCGGATTGGGAACGGTTGCGAAGATTTTGAAAACATCAACGACCAGTTCCTATATACGGCAAACACTGGGAAAGTTACCTGCGGGAACGTACCGTGTGAGATATAAGGCAGCAACAGCAGCAGGGTACGAAAACACGGCAAGGGTGCAGGTGGGGGCGTTGGGAAGTTATTCAACGACATCCTCCGGAACGCTAAAGAGCAAAGAGTTCACGACGATTGAACGTGAAATCACGGTATCAGAGGGAACGAAATATATTTACATTTACGCATACACACAGAACGCACCCGTGTATATCACAGATATTGAGGTATTAGGATTGTATTCATTGTATGCGGATGCAAAGATTCAAGTGACTGCGGAGGAAATAACCTCCGAGGTCAACAAAAAAGTGAACAGCGATGATTTCGGAACACTAATCACACAGAACGCATACAATGTCCGAGTTGCATTCAATAACGGCAGTTCGTACATGCAGTTTGATTCGACCGGAATCACGATGTACACAGGAACTATCACAGACAACACAAAAAGAACTCGATTCGATTACAACGGCGAGCATTTTTACCGTGACGGAAATTATGTCGGAAAAATTGGAACGAATACCATGAAAGACAATGACAGTCAGAGAGGACTTGTTTTTGATATTGAGTACAACACCGCATATATGTCATGGTCAAATAAAGAATCACAGAATGCAGATGTGTACAATATGAAATGGTCGTACTGTGCACAGCAGTGCGGAAATTATGAGGCGAATATGCTACATGCGGGAGCAGACATCAACATGCATTTTTTCAAATTACGAAACGTGAGTTTTGAAGATGGTTCAATAAGTGGAACGCTAACATTCAAGCAACCTTTAGAAGTAGACAGCGACGGGAAACTTGCAAAGTGGTCAACGGCGACGCTTGAGTTCAAAAGAGGAATATTAGTGTCCGGAGCATGGAGCAATGGATAAAACAGGAGGAAAAGAAATGCAGATGAATGACGAAAATATTCAGACAGAGGAAGTCAAACGAGCAGCAGAACCGGAGTATAAAATTCCGGAAGATGCTGCCGACAACTCAAGACCAAACAAGACAGCAGAGGTTGTGACAAGAGAATCAGCAGAGGAGACAAACACGGAACTCTTGCAGAGCATTGACAAGAAACTTGACATGCTACTTGCAGCACAAACAGCAACACAGACGGCAAAGGAGAAATAATCATGAATACACCGATTGCAGTGAGAATTGAATGTGCAAAGGGAGAAATCCTCAATGCTATGGAGACGATACAGAAAAGACATGCATTGCCTCCGTGCATCATGGACGGAGTTTTGTCCTCTGTACTGGCAGAGGTAAGGAGCGAGGCAAAGATTGAACTCATAAACTCCACAAATACAATGATGGCAGAAAAAAATGAGGAACTTGAAAAGGCAAAGAAAGCAGCAAAGAGAGTTCTGAAAACAGAACCGGACGAGGAGCAGGAACAGGACACACAGGAGAATCCGGAAGAATAAACGATAAACACCGAGAGGAGGTGAGAGCATGGCAGCGTTGACAAAATTGACGACGAACATCAATCTTGAGATGTCCGGAGACACTAAAAGATATTTAGTATCAGCAAAGCAGGGAGACAAGGCAACACGATTCATCATCGCAAGGCTGCTCAACAACGGCGAACCGTACACAATCCCGACAGGGGCAAGAGCAGTCATCAACATTGCAAAACCGGACGGAAAACATGTATATAACACATGTTCATATTCCGGTTCGGATGTGACAGTCGAATTGACAAATCAAGCACTTGCAGCCTCCGGAACGGCGTATTGCGACATTGAAATCCGGACGAGTGACGATTCACAGGTTATCACATCCGCATCATTCACAATGGAGATTGAACCGTCGCAGAGGAACGACAATGCGATTCTATCAGCGAATGAGTTCACAGAACTTGAGAACCGTGTCAAGGGTCACATTGAGAGTATTGACAGCACGAATGAGGCAGTCAAGAAAGCGGAACAGGCAAGAGTGACCGCAGAAAATGCGAGAGTAAAAGCAGAACAGGCAAGAGCGAACGCAGAGAATAATCGACAGCAGAATGAAAACACACGCATCCAACAGGAGCAGCAGAGACAGCAGGACACCTCACAGGCGGTCAAGAATACGAACGATGCAACGGATGAATCCAAGAGGGCGACAACAGCCTGCAAAGAGGTTACAGAGCGGGCAGAGGACGCATTGCAGAATCAAGAGCAGCTTGAGGCGACATTGAACACGGCGACACAGATTCGACAGGATGTGTCACAGATGCAGACAGCAGTTGCAGAGGCAAAGAAACAGGTCGAGCAGGACAAAAAGGATATTGATGACACGATTCAAAATTCACTGCTTGCATCAGCAGAGAAAATCCTTGAGAGTGTGCAGGACTATTTCAACCGTGCAGAGGCGTTATATTCGAGCATGTATCTTGATTGTGACGGAGAAACGCCATATCTGCGAACGGTGACACCAGTATTCATTGACGGAGCAACGCCACAGGTCAGAAATGCGAATGAGGGCGTTGATTTTGACGGAGGAACGCCGACCTCCCGACAATTAGCAGTATAATTCCATGATACTGGAAACAGACGGCGAAACGAACACAAAGGAGTGATTGTGTGATATATTCCATAATCACGGAGCAAAGGAGGTTGAACAATGGCAGCAATCAGACCATGCACCGGAACAACAGCAGACTGGAAAGCAGTTGAGGACACTCTGATTCTCAAGGAAAGAGAAATCGGAGTTGAGATTGACACATCCGGTCATTATCAAATCAGACAGGGAGATGGTAAAAAGAAATTTTTTGACCTGCCGATTATCGTCAACAATGCCCGTTATGAGGAAATACTGACATTGACACAGGGATATATGAACACCGTGAACAATTTCAGTAAGAACATGACGGAGGCGACGAACAGTGCAAACGGTGCAGCAGCAACGGCAAACAATGCAGCGTCGACAGCGAGTGCAGCAGCAAAAGCGTGTCAAGGCATTGTGAACGGTCTCAACACTATGGTTGACACCGTCACAAAGAAATCATGTGTCCTCACGGTTGAGGATGGAATTTTGACGATAAGGGAGGCGTAAAAAATGGCAAGTGGAGACTTGATTGTAAAAGTAGCAGACAAAGACACACTCGACCGCACATATGCGAATACAAACGCTATACTGGCAGCAGTCGGGGAAGATGTAAGAATAAAGGGTGTAAAGCGTTACGGAATGAAAATCAACAAAAATGACAGCAATCCGGCGACACGATGCACATATCTTTTCGATGCGGTGGGAATGACACCCGCTGCGATGAATTATTCTGCCGGACGGTTCGATTTTGGAGACTGGGGAAACGTCTTTTTTGTAAAGAACAATTATCCGGCAATGGTCAAATATGACGGTACAGAAGATTATAAACTCGACCCGAACGACCACACAAAGAAAGCAGATGGAAAAACGGCATCCGATGTCTCAAACACGGCATACGGAGGAAATGCAATGAGTGTATTCGATGGCAGCGGTGACAAGGGCAAGATTTGGCTCTCACAGTTTGAAGTCGGAAACTATGAGTACATGATTATTTCAAACGCCCAGTACGATGAATCATACAACGATGACGCATATGTCAGAGAGGACGGTTCACATGCGGACAAACTCTATTTCCCGATGTTCGGCGGTTCGTATGACGGAACACGCATCCGCTCACTTGCAGGACAGGCACTCATGTATAACACAAACGCATCAACAGAGATTGCAAGAGCAAAGGCAAACGGTGCGGGATGGAATATCGGCTCATGGAGCAAACGAAACCTGTTGAATTGTATGCTCAAGATTATGTCAAAGACAGACAATTCACAGACTGCGTTCGGACAGGGTCAGACATCCGGATATGTGAACGACGCATCACAGAATTACGGGCATCTTGCAACCGGAACACTCAAGGACAAAGGACAGTTTTTCGGATATAACGACACAACACATGAGGTCAAAGTGTTCTACATGGAAAAACCGTGGGGCAACCGTTGGGATAGAATCAACGGTCTGTTGATGGTAGGCGGTGAAATCCTTGCAAAGATGACACCACCGTACAATCTGACAGGAAAGGACTTTGAAAAGGTCGGAATCACATTCACATCATCCGGCAACGGTTATCAGAAAGGAACAAAGTCAAGCAGATTCGGACGCATTGTCAATTCAATAGGTGGCAGCAGTAGCACATACACATGTGACTATTTTTGGTGGAATGCCGGAATTACTGCGGTCGCCCTTGTCGGCGGTTACTGTATCAATGGCGAGTCCTGCGGTGCGGATTACTTGGCTTTGGCCGAT